TGCCCCCGAACGAATTTGCAGTAGCGGAGGGCCTGATTGTCCAGGCCGCCAGGCTGAGAGTGCGCCTTGATAAGCTGTGGAAAGATCTCAAGAAAAACGGTGAAGTGGAGCTTTTTACACAATCCGCCACCACGGAACCCTACGAGAAGAAGCGCCCGGCCGCTGAGCTCTTTACAGCTACCGACAAAAACTATCAGGCGATTATAAAGCAGCTCAATGAAATGACCCCGCCCAGCCGTGGGGAGTCAAAGTTAGCTAAGCTGGCCCAGGATGACTGACTACATCCGTGAATATGTCCAGGCTATTGAGAGCGGGAAAGAAGAGGCCGGGCGCTGGGTAAGGCTTTTTTACCAGTACATTATCTCCGGCCTGGACTCCGGGGAATTTTTCTACAGCGAAAAAAAGGCCTCTAAAGCCATCCGATTTATTGAGACCTTTTGCCACCACTGCGAGGGCCGCTCCGATCTGCTCAAGCTGGAACTGTGGCAGCGAGCGGCCGTCTCCGTGATTTTTGGCATTGTGGATGCTGAGGGCCTCCGGCAATTCCGAGAAGTGATAATCGTTGTGGCCCGGAAAAATGGCAAAACGCTTTTCGCCGCCGCCATAATTGCCTATGCGGTTTTTCTTGATGGCGAGTACGGGGCGAAAGTCTTTTGTGTGGCCCCAAAGCTGGACCAGGCGGATCTTGTTTACTCCGCTTTTTGGCAGACGATAGAGCAGGAGCCGGAGCTAAAAGAACTGATAAAGCGCCGCAAGTCTGACCTCTACATACCAGATACAAACTCAAGTGTAAAAAAGATCGCCTTTAATGCAAAAAAATCCGACGGTTTCAACCCTCACCTGGTAGTGTGCGACGAGATCGCCAGCTGGCCTGGGGATAAAGGCTTGAAACAATACGAGGTGATGAAGTCTGCCCTGGGCTCCCGTCGGCAGCCGCTTATTTTGTCCATATCCACCTCAGGCTACGAGAACGAGGGGATATATGACGAGCTGATGAAGCGCTCCACGCGCTTTTTGCTGGGCGACAGCAGAGAGACGCGCCTGGCCCCGATCCTCTACATGATAGACGATGTGGAGAAGTGGAACGACATTGAAGAGCTGAAAAAAGCAAATCCCAACATGGGTGTCTCAGTCTCAGAAGATTTTTATCGGGAAGAAATCGCCATAGCTGAGAGCAGCCTGAGCAAAAAGGCCGAGTTTCTGGCCAAGTATTGCAACATCAAGCAGAGCAGCTCCCAGGCCTGGCTGTCCGCCCAGGCCATAGAAAGAGCCAGCGGCCCGGCCCTGAGCCTGGAAGACTTTCGGAATTGCTATTGCGTGGGCGGCATTGACCTATCAAAAACCACCGACCTTACGGCCTGCACCATAGTTATTGAGCGGGAGGGACGCCTGTATGTTTTTGGTAAATTTTTCATGCCGGCAGCAAAGATAGAAGAAAACTCTGCCCGTGATAACGTGCCATATACGGCCTATGTGGAAAGAAAAATTCTGGTGCCGTCCGGCGAAAGCTTTGTGGATTATAGGGACTGTTTTAATTACTTCCGAAGTATCGTGGAGGAATACCAGATATACCCGCTAAAAGTCGGCTACGACCGCTACAGCGCCAGCTATCTGGTGCAGGACATGAAGCAATACGGCTTTCACATGGACGACGTTTATCAGGGATACAACCTCACCCCGGTAATCCAGGAGTGCGAGGGCCTTATAAACGATCAAGTAATAAACATTGGAGATAATGATCTGCTCAAAATCCACCTGCTTGATACTGCACTGCAATGGGATGCACTGAGTGGGCGCTGCCGGATGGCAAAGGTTAATACCACTGCCCACATAGACGGCGCTGCGGCGCTGGTAGATGCCATGACGGTACGCCAAAAGTGGCATGGAGAGATAGGGGAGCAGCTGAAAAATGCAAAACGATAAACCCAGGAAATTTTATCTATGCGACCACAAGGCCTGCGACTATTGCAGCGGGCTGCGCTACCAAGACTGCCGGCACACAGAGAAACAGGAGCACGCCAAATATAAAACGGGAGACAGAGAATTCGAGCGGGTAGGAGAAGCCCTCTTTGAATTGGAGAGGTAAGATGGGACTTTTAGAAAAAATATTCGGCAAAAATCCACAGCCGCAAAAAGGCAATGATGGATTTTTTACGACCTTAAACGCATATACGCCGGCCTTTACCACCTGGGGCGGACAGATCTACGAGAGCGACCTGGTGAGGAGCGCCATACACACCCGCGCCGTGCACATCAGCAAACTTTCCGTGGAGATCCACGGCACGGCCAAGCCTAAGCTCCGGGCAAAACTCAGCCTTGCGCCTAACCAGTGGCAGAGCTGGAGCCAGTACCTCTACAGGACATCGACGATTCTTGATGTGGACAATACTGCTTTTATTGTGCCGGTAATGGACGACTACATGGAAACGAGCGGGATATATACAGTCCGACCAACCCTTTGCCAGATAGTCCAGTACAACAACACTCCATGGCTTAGATACCAATTTTCCACCGGCGAATATGCAAGCATAGAGCTGAACCGCTGCGGCATACTTACAAAATTCCAGCTGACCGACGATTTTTTTGGAGACTCCAACGCTGCTCTTAACCCCACAATGGAGATGATCCATATCCAGACGCAGGGCATAAGCGAGGCGGTAAAGAGCTCCGCCACATATCGCTTTTATGCCCAGCTTACAAACTTTTCCAATGCCACAGACCTGGCAGAGGAGCGCAAGCGCTTTACCCGGGACAATTTGCAGGAGGGCGGCGGCGTGCTGCTTTTCCCCAATACATACAGCAATATCAAGCAAATAGAGCCCAAGCCCTATGTGGTAGACGAGAAGCAGATGCAGGCTATCAAGCAAAATGTCTTTGATTATTTCAACGTAAATGAAGAAGTCCTGCAAAATAAGGCTTATGGTGATGCCTGGTCCGCATTTTATGAAGGTGTACCGGAGTGGTTTTCTATCCAGTTCGGGGAAGTCGTAACAAAGATGCTCTTTACGGAGCGGGAGCGAGCCATGAAAAACTATGTTATGGCCACGGCTAACCGGCTGCAGTATCTCAGCACTCAGGACAAGATAAATTTTGCAAAGGAAATGGGCGCCCTGGGCGGCGTGATGATAGACGAGATCCGCGAGGTTTTCAACCTGCCGCCCCTGCCGGATGGCCTGGGCCAGAAAATCCCGGTCCGCGGTGAATATTACTTCCTGGGAGAAAATCCCATTGACGAAACAAAAGGAGGCACAAATGGCAATACCTGAAAAGCTGC